GTAGGTGACAATGGAGTTGTCGCCGCAGCACCGCCGCTCCGCCTCGATCTGGATTTCTCTGGACAGGTCGCTCTTGACAGCGGCAATATCCTGACGGGCCAGGGTGAAGCTGCCCTCGGTCCGCTGATTGTGCACAGCCTGGTCGCACAAGGTCTTGCGAATTTCCTTCAGCTGAGCATCAATGTAGGCGTACACCTGAAGATTCTTCTGGTCATTGTAGGTATTGGCTTTCAGCAGAGCGATTTCGGAATCCTTTGCGGCGAGCTGCTGCTCCCTTTCCAGGTCGTAACGGCTTACAGGCATATTCTCGCTACACCCGCCAGGTCCAGGCATTGTGCCACGGTTACCCAGGGCCAGAGCGCCGATACCGCCCATAGCGTTCAGAACGCCCAAGGCCAAACCAGCAATGCCAGTACCAAGACCGGCACCAGCGACACCTTTGGAGGCATATTCCTTTTCGACTTCAACCATATTAGAAGTCCTCCTTTAAAATATTAGGAGGTGGCCACCTTCTGGATATAGCATAGCAAAAACCCCGGCGATGGAATCATCATCCATTCGTCGGGGTTTCATCGTATAATCGTCAGAAAATCGTCAAGCGATATCAGAATTTTAGATTTTCCGGTAGCTTATCGCTGTACTTTCTGCAAAATTCGTACTTTTTCCTTAGATTCCTTACGGTTCTTGTGATTGTGGCAAGGGACACATTAAACTTGTGGCACTGTTTAACTTGGCTCCATCCGGCGGCCCGGGTACGGATTATGTTTTCCTCCAATGGCGTGAGTAGCGCCAAAGAACAAAACTCATCCAATATCACCCGGTTCCACTGGACTTTATCCACTTACCGCATCAGTCCTCCTTGGGGAAATTATAGCCCTGCGCCTGTTTGCTGTCAGAGATTCCGGCAGTGGTGGGGTCGTTGACAACGCCCAAGACAACAAGGACACCGAAAGCGGCGTTTACCACGGCAATCAGCTTATTGCCGATGTCGCCCAGGTCCAGGGTGAATCCGAACACGGCGGCCACGGTCTGGATCAGCAGCAGCACAGCGGGAATAACCGTCATCCAGAAGTTTTTGTTTTTGAATCGTACAGTCCAGTTAATCATTTTGTTTTCCTCCTTAAAAATCAGCCCAGCCCAAGCCGGGCAAGAATAAACCCTACAACAGCGGCCACAACAATATATATGACCCTTTCTACCACAGACTTCCATCGCTTGCCGGGTTCGGATTTCAGCTCTTGCACGTCCGCGCAGAGGCCGTCAACCTTCTCCCCGGTGGTTTCCACACGTTCGGCCATCACCGCAACAGACGTTGCCAGCGTGTTCACCGCTTCCGTGTGCCGTTCCAGCGCTTCCAGCCGGTGGGAGTTGGATTTGCTCCGCTGCTCTATAGCGGAAATCCACTTAGTGATCTCAGCTTCTTCCATTGGCATACTCCCTTCTCAGCCGTTCCACCGGCTGTATACTCCATCATCCTCATGGATTCCCCAGTCGTAAAGCCCCAGGCCGCCCCGTCCGGGGATTTTCTCAGCGTGGACCTCCTGGGCGATGGCATAGAGTTTCGCCGGGGAGATGTTGCCACTCAGGTCCACAGCGTGGCCCGTGCGGTGGTTGGAGTTTTTCACGCCGCGCTGGATAGCGTTCCAGCGGTCACAGCGTAGCCCAGAGTTTACCCGCAGGGGCACACCGGCCCGCCGCCGAATCTCATCGGCGCAGCGTACCGTGTCCTCGGACATTTCCGCCGGGAACCCGTTGCAGTATTTCCCGCCGCACTTGCACCGGAATTCCTCCCGGGTGAAAAACTCGATATCGTCCCAAAATGTGCCGGTCTTGCCGGGGGGCTTACTAGTGGTTTCCTGGGGCTTATACACCCTTCCGGCGGCTACGGCCTCCAGCAGCCTGGCCTCGGTAAGAGGGCCGGGGATACCGTCCTTGGTCAGTCCCTCCGCCGCCTGAAACACCCTCACAGCGTCCTCCGTGTTGGGGCCGCTCATCCCGTCAATAGGGCCGGGGTCGTAGCCCAGGTAGTCCAACAGGTTTTGGATTTGTCGTGTGGTCATCCGATCACCACCCCGTACTTTTCCAAAATGGCGATGATATCATCTGTAAGGATTTTCTTGAGCTGGCCGGGAGGAAGCTTGGCCAGGCTCGCCGCAATGGTGCGCATATCCTGCTCCCCGTTCTCGGCGGCACGGATTTCCACCAGTCGCTTTTTGGCTCCATTACTCCACTTCTTCATCGGGCTTCACCTCCAAGATGTTCAGCGCATTTTTCATATCTGCGCCCTCTGCTTTCATTTCTGCAATCTTTGCGAGGATCCTCTGCTTCCGTTCCTCGATGGTCATCACGTCACCCCCAGCGCAGTCTCAATCTCGGACAGGGCAGCTTCATACTCAGCGTTCTGCGCAGACAGTGTCTCATACTGTTCCCGCTCATACTCACGTTGCGCTGCATCCAGCTCTTTCCAAGGCTTCCAGGGGGCAACCATCTCGCCCTGGAAAATTACGCCGTCAGAGCGCACCCAGGTAGAGCCAGATGGTACAAAGCGGAAGCCCTCGATGTAGGCGGCGCACTTGCCGTCAAAGGCGGTGGTATCAACGGCGGTCAGGCCGGGGCCGGAAATGGTGTGGCATTTGTAGTCGGTGTCAATGTAGATTGTCATTGGTATCACCTCAGATATACACTTTCAACATAGATAGAGCCACCACCCTTTTTAAGAGAAAACCCTACATACATATTCCCAGTCAACGAAGATATATCAATCTTCAGGGTACTTCTTTCGGTTCCAAAGGTTTGGCTTGCTGCGATAACAATTTCGTTTCGATTGTCATTCAATTTTGGTGATAGTCCAGCTTGGTTAATAGCTGTCGTGGAATAGCCAACAACCTCCATTGTGTTATAATCAGTAACATCAACTGGGTTTTTCCACTGATATCCACGTGTAATAGCGCTGGAGCCAGACATAGTCATTTGAATATATGGGTCAGCATCTTTTCTAGAGATATACTGCTCATCTTTTACAGCAATGATATTCTTATTGATATCAGCATACTCCTGCTGGGTACGATCAAATACCATGATCCCCTCTTTTGCAAACTGGTTCCACACTGAGTTTACATAGACAAAACCATTTACGGATGCCCATTTTCCACCTGTATACAGTTTGGCTGTGGATAAATGCAGCAGCACCGCATTTTTCCGGCCCACGTTGATTTCCACGCCGGTGTCCGCAGTCTTTAGCCACACAAGGCCCTCTGTGCCGGTCTCAGGCTGTGTGGGGCTAAGTACATAGCCGGTAATGGCTGTGGTGGTGTTAACCCATATGGTGTTTTCCCGTGGGTTCGTGGGCTGTGTGGTGCCGCCTACAACTTTCAGGTTTATCCCGCCGCCGCCACCACCGCCTGTTACATTGAATATCATAATTCGCACACCTCCTACAGGTTGATGATCTGAATATTGACATTCAGATTGACACTGGGTACATCCTCACAGATGAAGGTCAACGTACCAGCTCCCTGGGTACTGCAATATACACCCGCTTCTAGGTATGCGGTTCGATTTTGCGCAGTCGGGACAGGCGCAACGGTCACAAGGCTATTGACAGTCACATTGGGTACGTTTATAGTCTGCGAATTGCCACTCCAAGCATTTGCGAACAGTGTCACCGTCGCAGACTTCACAGGCCTTTGATAGTCCGTACCAGCTATCGCCGCCGACACGTCGCCGGAACCATTCCCTTTCAAAAGTCCGGAAACCGTGATTTTCGCCTGTTTCTCGGACAACTCCTGCTCTACCGTTTTTCCAGATTTGGTACTGATGTCTTTGGCTTGAATCGTTACAGCCCCGGTGCCATCCGGCTCCCGGCCGTTCACGGTTTTTACAGTCTTGTTCAACATCTCCTGGACACTCTGCCCATCGCTGGTAGCGATGTCTTCAGCCTGAATACTAACGTTGCCGGTGGAGTCTGGTTCTATGCCGTTCACGGAGTTCACTGCGCCGGTGCCATCAAGCCCAAACCGAGAAACGGAGTAGCTCGTCACCGGGTTTCCGGTGTTGAAGGTAAGGATGGTGCGTGTCCACAGGTACTTGCCCTGCGGAACGTTGGGGACATCTGCCACCCAGGAGCCAGAAGGAACGAT